GCACCGCTCGCTTTTGAAGCTCGCTACGTATAGAGTATGGTAATTATACACATTGAATATAGGAGTCTCCAAATTAATAGTAAAGAATGGCAATTTCCCGGTTATGTACAAATAACAAATATGTATTGAGGGGTTGTAAGTTCGGCTGTTCCTTTTGGGATATATACTTATACAAGCGATTAACACAAGTTCTCACTTTTAACATAAGGTTCTCATGAAAAAAAACTATGATTTTATCTTCATACTTGTATGTCTTTTTGTCTTTAGAGTAATTCTACTCTCTGCGTCATTCGCAGATGCTGCTTGTCTTGCTGCAGTATTAGCCTACATCCTCGGTAACAAACATTTAAATGAAAAGAAAGTATCTAACGAGTTAGCGGATATCATCGCTGAAGATAAAAAGATCACTCAACAACAGATTGAGATACTTGCTAAAGAAGTTCAAAACAATAAATTAGTTACAGAAGGTCTTAAAGCTGCTAACTCTTTCATGAATAAGAGATAACCATGAGATACGATGACTTAGATAAGTATACCTCCGTAAAGACTCTTAGAGAGTTTACCGAGAAGCTACTTACTACGGCAGCTGCTCTCCAGATGGAATTGCAACAGACCAAAGACAAGCTAACTCATTTAGAACAGATTGCTAAGCATAGCGTAAGTGCTATTTCAGTAGGTGCTAACGAAGAAGAACTCTGTAAGTTAGAAATCAACAGATTATACCAAGCTGCTCAACGTGGTCCCCTTGAGTTCAATGAAGTTAAAGCATTTGAAATCTATGTCAAGTCTTTGATGTTGATCAGAAACAAGGGTGCGATTGAGGATAAGAGTAAGCCAAAGAAAGGTTCTTCACTTACAGAAGAACAACTGATACAACTGGCGTTACAGGTGCAGGTTGTAGATGAATCAAACGAACAATAGTCCATTACAAATATCCCCCCAACAAGCTAGAGAAATACTTTGGAGAAAAGGTAAGATAACTGACTTCTTACTTGACTCAAATCAAAAGGTATTACGAGATCAGCTTAAATCAGTTAAAAGAAAGACTCACGTTGCAGTGTTTTCCCGACAGTCTGGGAAGTCATACGGTGCGTTAGGAATGGCGGTAGAAGAACTACTAGCTCGCAAGAACATCACTATTTGCTACGTTGCGCCAAGACTTAAGCAAGGTAAGAAAATTGTAAAGGCTACATTTGACGAACTATTTAAGAGTTGTCCTATTGATATTAAACCGAAATTCGATAGAGACTCCTCTTCATGGGTTTTTCCAACTACGAAGAGTAAGCTTGAACTATATGGATTCAATGCGGAAGAAATAGAATCTGCCCGTGGACCTAAAGCTCACATGATTATTGTAGATGAGTGCGGGTTTATGCAGGATCTTAAGTACGGTCTTAGATCAGTGTTATATCCAAAGCTTAACTCAACTAAGGGTCCAATGATCCTTATCTCTACTCTACCTAAATCACAAGGTCATGAGTTCTGGGAGATCGTAAAGAAGGCTGAGTTCGATAACGTACTAATTAAACGTAACATCTGGGATTGCCCTAGATACACTAAAGAAGATATTGATGGGTTTGCTGATGAAGTTGGAGGATATGATTCTGTAGACTTTAAGCGAGAGTATCTAAACATCATGACTACCGATGAGGATCATGCTGTAATCCCAGAAGCTAATGATGAACTACTTGAAAAGATTACTAAAGAGTGGAAAAGACCACCATACTTTGACCCATACGTTTCTATGGATATCGGGGTTCGAGATTTGACTGGTATCCTATTTGCCTATTACGATTTCATTACAGGTAAACTTATCATCGAAGATGAGCTTACTTTCAAGGGTAGATCCTTCACTACATCCCACTTAGCTACTGCGGTACGCAAGACCGAAGAGAATCTATGGAACTTAAAGAAACCCTATATCCGAGTAGCGGATAACAACAACTTGATCCTACTTAACGATTTGAACTTACAGTATGATATACTATTCCTACCTACAGCAAAAGATAATAAACACGCTTGGCTAAACCAAATTCGTATTATGTTATCTGAAGAACGTATTATAATTAATCCAAGGTGTAAACAGTTGATTTTCCATTTGAAGAACGCTACATGGAATAAGTCTAAGTCGGACTATGAACGATCTCTAGATGGCGGTCACTATGATTTAGTTGACGCACTGGCTTATTTAATTCGTAACGTATTGTTTACACGTAATCCCTACCCTAAAGGGTTTGGTATGACATATGGAGACTCGCAGCTAAACATGCGAAATTCCAGTAAAACAGCATTTGAAGAACACTTAGTCAGTATGTTCAGTATGAAAAAGAATTAAACAAATACTATTAGAGGTTTATAAATGTCAAAGAATATCTATTTTGCAGCGAAGGATTCTAAAGAAACCGCTAATATCTTGCTAGAGAAGGCAACAGATTGGCGTAATACTCTTACGACAAACGGATATCTTGAGAAGCTTAAGACTTGTTGGGCTGCATATCATGGAGCTTACTTCTCGGATATGGGGTCTGGACACACCATCTCCTTCGGAGGAGAACAGGGGGAGCTTGCTCAGCTTCCTGTAAACCACATTCGTAACCTTGCTCAGCATATGTATGTAATGACTACTTCAAGTCGTCCATCGATGGAAGCCAGAGCCGCTAATACCGATTATAAGTCAACAGCTCAAGTTACCCTAGCTAATGGTCTATTAGACTATTATATGCGTGAGAAACGATTGGAGCGATACATCAATAAAGCTGTAGAGCTTAGTATTGTTCTAGGCGCAGGATACGTTAAGGTTGAGTGGGATGCCACTACGGGTAAGGTAATTGAAGAAGATGAAGAAGCTGGGGAAAAGATCTACGAAGGTGATATTAAGTTCACTAACATATCTCCATTTGATGTAGTCTTCGATGTTAATAGAGAAGATAATAACCATGACTGGGTTTTAGTTCGTACATACAAGAACAAGTTTGACTTGGCAGCTAAGTATCCTGAATTTGGAGATGAGATTAGAGAGCTTACTACCAAGGATGCTAAAGAGAGATACTCTCTCCAGATCTTTAGAAAGGTAGATTCGGATCAAGTAGAAGTTTGGACAATGTATCATAGAAAAACTGAGTCTATGCCAGAAGGTAGAGAGCTAGTATTTCTTACTGATAAGATTACTCTCCATGATCAAGCCCTTCCATATAGAAGAATACCTGTCTTCAGAATGGTTCCAAATGAAATCCTAGGTACTGCGTTTGGGTATTCAAACCTATTTGATTTACTTCCTCTCCAAGAAGGTATCAATCATTTGTACTCTTCTATCATGTCAAACAACATTGCATTCTCAACTCAGAACTTATTCGTTAAGTCTGGGTCAAACATCGATATTACAAACCTAGGTGGTGGATTAAACATCATCCAAGGTACAGAAAAGCCAGAGCCTCTTAACCTTCTCAATACTTCTCAGGAAACTTTTAACTTCCTAAGTATTCTTGAAGGTAAGATGGAACAGTTATCTGGTATTAATGGAGTTACTAGAGGTACTCCTGATCCAGCTTCTAACTTACGTTCTGGAACTTCTCTAGCTCTAGTTCAGTCTATGGCTATTCAATTCCAGTCTGGTCTTCAAAATCAATACGTTCAACTAGTAGAAGATCTAGGTGTTGCTATTCTTGAAATCTTACAAGACTATGCTACAGCTCCAAGAGTTGCATCAATCATTGGTGTAAACAATAAACAATATCTGGTAGCTTTCAAAGGTTCTGATATTGCAGATATTAACAGAGTAATTGTAGATGTAGGTAATCCTCTTGCACGTACAACTGCAGGTCGAGTACAGATGGCAGAACAATTAATGCAAATGAAACCAGAAGAGTTCTCTATTCAACAGTATGCTCAAGTTATTAATACAGGTCGTATTGACGGTATGCTTGAAAGTCCTATTGATCAATCTAATCTTATTCAGCAAGAAAATGAAAGACTTACAGCTGGTACTCCAGTCAAAGCTCTCATCATCGATGACCATAAAGAGCACATCCTACGTCACCGTACTATTCTAAATGATATTGATATTCGTATGGATGACGAGAGAGCTAAGGCTACCTATGATCATATCTTAGAGCATATTGGATTTGCAAGAAGTGCAGACCCTGCTGTTCTTACTATGACTAATCAGCAACCTCTTGCTCCAGCTCCAGTACCTGCTCCTCCAGCTCCAGAAGCAGGAGTAAACAATCCTCCTCAGAACTCGGAAGGACAGTCTACAATAGGACAGGTATTAGAACCACTTCCACAAGGTCAGGAAGAAGGTATGCCGGGAATCCCTAAGCCAGCTACACCTCCCGCTCCGTTTAATGAATTACCAACAACCACAGTACCAGTTCCAGAGGGATAATAAGTGGAAAGAAAAGCTCCAAAAAGACCTTCTCCAGTAAATACTAAAGCTATCGATGAAATGATAGCTCACATTGCAAATACCCCTCTGATTGAAAGAGATGAAGTAATTCGTAAAGCTAAAGAAATGGGGTATAGTCCTTCAGAACTAATGGATGCTTCCTTAGGTTCTGTCATGTTAGATAAACGTGGTGGAGATATCTCTGGTGAAATGGAAGATGTATTAAATAGAATATATAGTGAAGATCCAACTCCGGGAACAAGATCTATCGTAGACCCAGCTACCGCTAGATCTAAACTAGGTAAAGAACTTGCTAAGAGATTGGAAGGTGGACTTGGGATGCAGACAGGGTTTGCAGAAAAGAATAACTTATTCATACCCGAACATACCATTATAAAAGAGCCGGGAAAAGATCTAATAGAAAAACTAAAAGCTATTACACATGCTGGTCATGAACTTAAGCATGGGTCGGAATATCTAGGCAGTGGATATACAGAAGGTGATCCTAGATCGTATAAGTTGACGCATCATGCTCAGGGAATTTATGAGCCAGATACTCTTATTAAAGAAATCAAAAACACTAATGATAGAACTAAAGAATATGAAATGCTTACCAAGAGAGCAAGAGCTGCTGGAGTTAAGCCATCTCAATTCATTAAACTTCTTGGAATGTTAAATCCCCTATCTATTGCTTCTCAGGGTGTATCTGCTTTAGCTGACATTAAAGAAGGGAAACCCAACACTGCAGCCGCAAAGCTTGCTACTAGTCTAGCACCTATGGGAGCAGGGCAATTAGAAGATAACTTAATGGAAGAAGCAGCAATTAAAGATAAGTATCCTAAACTTCAAGATCCAACATACCTTAGAACAATTAAGAATATCGGTGAGCGTAGACAACAAATGGGTAAGTCTCCAATTGTTGAAGGATTTGATGGCGAACAGATTGACACTTCGCAGACTGAAAAAAGTAACTTTGAGAATCTAATGAAGAAACTTAGACAAGAAAAATCAAGAGGGTAATATGAGTAGCTATAAGAAAGTGGCAGAAGAAGTTGCTAAGAGACTCAAGACCGATCCTAATGCAACAGCAATTGTAGACACTGCTAAACAAGCTCCAGAAACTTATATGTCACCAGAAGATTTCTTGGAAGCAAGGAAAGCAGCTAAGCCTAAACCCAAATATAATACACTACGTACCTACTTACCTTCTGAGTCTGATCTTGCTCCTGACCTTAGACCTGACAATAATCCATCAGGAGAAAAGAGAATAACTAAAGAAGCCTTAGAAGCTTATGAGAAAAGTAAACCACCTAAAGCCCCAAAGTTTTTAGATAAGGCACCAAAGAAACTAAATGTAAAAGGGTCTGGTAAATTCGGAGCATTGGCATCTTTACTTGGTATTGGTACTTCTCTACTAGCTCCTAAGTCTGCATTAGCTGGAGTTGTTGATAAAATAGGAAAAGCTGCAGAAGGAGTAGATCCTTCTACTTACTTACAAGAAGCTCTTAATGATCCCAAGAATAGCGTAGAGGCTCTAAAAGCTTACGCTGAGAAAGCTAAAAATAAGGATAAGGTTCCTAGCCTATCAGAAGAATCTATTAGTAATGTTAAGGGTCTTCTTAGAGGCGATGAGGATACTAGTTCTTTATTAGGGGAGCGTAATGTTCCTGATATGGAAGATGGAGAACGTCTATACCGATATAAGCAGGAAGATGAACTTAAGAGAAAACTCGGCTATAAATAATAACAAATGTGTACATAGGCTACCACAATATCGTGATGCCTTAACTTAATTACTATCCCATGTGGACGTAAAAAGGAATCGTATGTCTGACGAGAACAGTTCTATTGACCCTATTGAATCTATGGAGATTGAATCTGAAGAAGCTCCAGCCCAAGAGCTTAGCCCTGAAGAATGGGAAGAGTATAATCTCAAAGTAAACGGTAAGGAAGTTGTAGAGAAAATCAATCTACGAGATAAAGACCGTATCACTAAAGCTCTACAAATGGAAAAAGCAGCTCAACAAGCGTTCCAAGACAGAGCCATTACCGCTAAGCAACTACAGGAAATTCAAGGAGATGTTCAAGAATTTCTGACCCAATTCTCATCTGACCCTCTTTCGGTCATTATGAACTCTGAGTTTAACTTTACTAAAGAACAGAAGCGTCAATTAGCGGAAGCTATCCTACGTGAAGATCTTGAGGAAAGCCAGAAGACTCCAGATCAAATCGAGAATGAAGCTACTAAGAAGAAGTACGAAGCTCTATTGGCTGAGAAGGCTGAACTTGAAGAAGAACGTAGAAGTCAAGAACAAGCCTACCTAGAGCAGCAAGCAGCAGTAGAACTAGAGAATGAAATCTCTTTTGCTATTGAATCTGGTTCTCTTCCTAAATCTAAGTATATGACTAAGAAACTCGCAGACTTAGCCTATATTGCTTATGTTAATGGAGTAGACTTATCCATGCAAGACCTTATTCCTTTCGTAAAAGAACAGTATAAGAAAGATATGGTTGAAATGCTACAAGTATTACCTGATGATGAAGTTGAAGAACTAGTATCTAAAGAGCGTATTCGCAACATTAGAAACAAGCAAATTCAATCAGTTAAGCCTAAAGAGGGAGCACCTAAGAGTCCACTAAAGACCCAAGATACGGGATCTTCTAGTAAGTCTAAGGACGAAGGAGACAAGAAACTGAAGGCAAGAGACTTCTTTAATTCACTCAGAGGTTAACAAATATAGTTGAGTTATTATGACTTATACGACTCTTTGGCAAGCGTAAGCCCCTTAGATATCAAGTAAGAAAGAAAAGCTTAAAAAAAACAAAACAAAAAAACA